GGTATGACTTGCGCACGGCTCGTCGGTCGTTGAATCTGTTGTTTGCTGATTGGGCAAACCGAGGCGTCAACATGTGGACGTTTGAACAAAACGCCATCAATCTTGTACAAGGCCAGCCCACTTATGCACTTCCTGATGATACCGTCGACTTACTTGACCACGTCATCAGAACAAATGCCAACCAGCCTAGTAACCAAGCGGATTTGACGATCACGCGTATTAGCGTCTCAACTTACGCCACGATCCCAAACAAGCTGATTCAGGGTCGCCCCATTCAGATTTGGATACAACGTCTGACCGGCGGGGAAAATTTGTTGGCAGGCACAGTGCAAGCAACGACTAACGCGACAGCGACAACCATCCCGATTACGTCTTTAGCAGGCGTACCGTTTGCGGGGTTTGTGCGGATTGGCACAGAACTTATTGCGTACAACGAAACACAACCCGCTGCCAACGGCAATCCGGCGTATCTGCTGAACTGCGCACGGGGACAAGATGGCACCACTGCGGCATCGTATTCCGCAGGTACGGCAATTAGTTCAGTACAGAAACAGTCTGTCACAGTTTGGCCTACGCCAGATTCCGCAACATCGTACCAACTGGTGTACTGGCGCATGCGCCGTATTCAGGACGCGGGCGCGGGCGGGACTAAGACGATGGACGTGCCGTTCAGGTTTGTGCCGTGTCTGGTGGCGGGGTTGGCGTACTACATCGCTTTAAAAGTGCCGGACGGTATTAATCGCTTGGGCATTTTAAAAGAACAGTACGACGAAGCGTGGAGCACTGCGGCAGCAGAAGATCAGGATAAAGCAGCGGTTCGGTTTGTGCCGCGTCAGTACTTTATTGCCAGCGGTGCGTAATGGGAAACAGGTTTGCTTCTGGTAAACACGCCATTGCCGAGTGTGATCGGTGCGGGCAGCGGTACAAGCTGAAGGAGTTGAAGAAGCAGGTTCTAAAGACCAAGACGTACAACTTGCTGGTGTGCCCGACATGTTGGGACCCGGATCAACCGCAGTTACAATTAGGTATGTACCCGGTGGACGACCCGCAGGCACTGCGCGATCCGCGTAAGGACTTGAGTTATTACCAATCTGGTACGACAGGGTTACAGATTACGAGCACACCAAATACGACGGTGGACTCGGACGGTTTCCCGGCAGAAGGTAGTCGGGTGTTTCAGTGGGGTTGGGCACCCGTCGGCGGGGCAAGATCGAACGATGTGGGATTAACGCCAAATGCTTTAACGTCACTTGCCCAGATAGGCAGTGTAACAATTAGCTAGGAGTAATTATGGACAACATGAAAAAGGTAGCCAAGGCAGAAGTTAAAGCGCACGAGAAGCGCATGCACGGCTCGAAGAAGATGGCAAAAGGCGGCGTGACCAACGACATGCTAAAAAGCATGGGTCGCAACATGGCTCGTTCTAAAAACCAAGGCGGCAAGTGATGGCTAAATACTCACAAAAAATGGGCGGCAAGGAAGTAGGCCAAGCCGCCGTCTATGCGGAGCCACATACTATGGACGGTAAAAAGACCAAAGCGCAAGTGCCCGAGAAGCGCGGGGCTGCGTACATGAACGAGATGAACATCTCTGTTGGCAGTGCAAGCAAGGGTAACTACAAGGAGCCCAAGACTTCCGGCATCAAAATTCGTGGTACTGGTGCGGCAACTAAGGGCGTAATGGCACGAGGCCCGATGGGTTGATATGACGTACAACGAACTGTTCATTCAGGTAAAGAACTACCTGCAAAACGATTTTCCTGACAATACTTGGACGGATGTCGCGGGTACTGGTGTAACTACGTCTACCGGTACGGAACAGATCGACTTCTTTATTCAGCAGGCCGAAGAACGCATATACAACACGGTTCAGATTCCGCCGTTGCGTAAGAATGTCACTGGCATCACTACTGCGGGCAACAAGTATTTATCCTGTCCGTCAGACTTTATGTCGGTGTTTTCGATGGCTGTTATCGACGCTGATGATAACTATGAGTATTTGCTTAACAAAGATGTGAACTTTATTCGTGCGGCGTACCCAAGTCCAACCGATGAAGGGATACCCAAGTACTATGCTTTGTTTGGTCCGACCGTAGTCTCTAACGTAATTACGAACGAACTTAGCTTTATTTTAGGCCCCACCCCCGATATTCAGTATGAAATAGAACTGCACTACTACGCGTACCCAGAATCTATCGTTACTGCGGGCAACTCGTGGCTGGGCGACAACTACTCGCCGGTGTTGTTGTACGGCACGTTGGTTGAAGCGTACACCTTTATGAAAGGTGAAGCCGATCTTATTGGTCTGTACGACGGCAAGTTTAAAGAAGCTATGGGTCAGCTTAATCGTCTGGGCACCGGTCTGGAGCGCGGTGATGCTTACCGTGATGGTCAGGCCAAGATGAAGGTGAATCCGTAATGGCTATTCAACAGGGGCTGACCAACAGTTTTAAACAAGAGATGCTTCAAGCGGGGCAGAACTTGGCGACCGACACGCTAAAGATGGCGTTGTACACGGCGTTTGCTAACCTTGGCCCTACTACAACTGCGTACTCTACAACCAACGAAATTGCGGGTACGGGTTACACAGCAGGCGGTGAAGCCGTCACAGGCGCGGCAATTTCGGTTGATACGCAGACCAATACGGTTTACGTAAACTTCGATAACGTGTCATGGCCCGGAGCTAACTTCACCGCACGTGGTGCGTTGATCTATAACGTGACGCAAAGCAACGCGTCTGTAGCAGTGCTGGACTTTGGTTCAGATAAAATTTTTACTTCAACCAACAACACCGTCACTATGCCTGCTAATACGGCGACGACGGCTCTAATCCGTTTTCCTTAAGGAGTAATCATGCCTATCGCAAAATCGCAAATGGGTGAGACTGTTCAAGCTGGCGTGGGCAAACTCACGTTGAGCGATGGACGCGTTAAGCTCGGTGGTGTATTCAAGGTCGAGTGTTTTGGACCTGACGGCCAGAAGAAGTGGGAAGATGAGTTTCACAATCTTGTCGTTAATGAAGGGCTGCAAGACTTGAACAACAAGTACTTCAAAGCTACCGGTTATACCGCTGCTTGGTATCTTGGTCTAGTTACCGGCCCCGGTTCAGGAACTACCTACGCTGCTACGGATACGTTAGCGTCTCACATAGGCTGGACTGAAGACACTAACTATACGGGCACACGAAAAGCGGTGACGTTTGGCACCCCCACGTTGGCGGACCCGTCCGTAATCGATAACTCGGCAAGCCCTTCTGTGTTTAACATTAACAACACTACGACAGTAGCAGGTGCGTTTTTAACTACGGTTACCTCGGGTACGTCGGGCATTCTGTTTTCAGTAGGCGACTTCACAGGTGGCGATAAGGTTGTTGCAAACGGTGACACGTTGAACGTCACTTACACTTTCTCGGCTGATGCTGTTTAATTAAGGAGGGCTCATGGCTACTACGTTTAAAAAAGGGGATGCGGTACAACTAAACTTCACGCCGCCACAAGGCACCGTGGAGTCGTTGCGCATGGATGAAGATGGCAACGTCCAATACTTCGTTGCATGGAAGCTGCCTAACGGCACCCCCCAGTCTCGTTGGTTTGATGAAAATGACCTAGTTGCTGTTTAATAAGGGCAAAGGCGCATGTTTGGCTATTCAGCTTTTTCACAAGCGCCTTTCTCTTCTTTAGCTGGGCCTCAGATATTTTCGGTCACGGTATCCGAGTCTGTTCATTGTTCTTCTGTTTTAACAGCCGCCCTTACTTCTATAGCTTCGCAGTCGGAAACAATTAGTGTTTCTGATTCTTTTTCTGCCACACTGCTTTTGGCAGTTAGCGTAAGCGAAGCAATAACGGGCGACAGCGCTGTTTCCACGTTTGTTGTCTTTGATGCTCAAGTTGACGAGGACGTTCAGTTTGATGCGCTTGCCTCCTCGCTGCAAACCGCGCTTGCGGCTGTTGCAGAAGCGTTAAATGCTTCTAATACTTTCATTTGCCAGCTTGATGCAGCAGCTTCGGTTAGTGAGCAGGTAAACACTAGCGCCGCTTCTTCAGGGGTGTTGGTGGTTTATCGCACAGTTTCTGAAGAAGTGCATGTTTCATCTACGGTGAATGGCGTAGGCCCTGCGTTGGCTGAAATAGTAGATGGCATAGGAGCCTATGACCTAAACATTTCTTCTAACGTCATTATCAGCGTGTTTGAAGACCGGGTGGAGATGTTTATTGCCCAGTCTGCGACACAAGAGGCTAACGGCGCAATTGCAGAGCAGATAGATACAAGCAGTACAGAAGCAGCGCAGGTTAATTTTGCAAGCTCGTTAAATGAACAAATCAATGGCACTTCTACTGTATCTGTACAAACCGTATTCTCTGCAAACATTGACGAAGACTCGCAGTTGTTTGGAGCTTCCGTCAATGCCGCGCAAACGGCCTTTGCTCAACAGGATGAAACCGCAGAATTTAGTGTAACGGATGCAGCACAAGTTAACTTTACAAGCGCAATTAACGAGCAGGTAGATGGTACAGATGCGGTTTCTGTTCAAACTGACTTTGTTGCAAACATTGACGAAGATGCCCAACTGCTAGACGACGTAACACGGACTGTTACCGCGTTTAGGCAAGTAAACGAAAGCGCCCAGTTTAACAACGCGCAGGCTGCGCAAACCGACTTTGCAAGTACGGTAGCCGAAACCGTTAATCTTAATGCCGCCTCGTCAGTAACTAGTGTATTTGTGGCTTCCTTGTTAGAAAGCTTGACCGCTAACGGTGTGCAAACTTCGCAAGTTGGTTTTATCGCTTTCTTAAATGAGTTGGTCGAGTTTAGCGATACTAACGCTGCACAAGTTGATTTTGTAGCATCGTTAAGTGAGTTTTCGGCGTTCTTAAGCACCGTGTCTGCGGGCGCAGATTTTATAGTTGCTGTGCAGGAGCAGGTAGGGTTATCTAGTACCGAGTTTGCTAGGTTCTTGTGGGAACTTATCAATGACGCACAGGTAGCAAACTGGCAAGATATTAACAGTAACATGTCTCCGGGCTGGGGAAATATAGAAACGGATGCACCCCCCGGCTGGCAAAATATTAATAGCAGTACTGCGTCAAGCTGGAATAGTATTGACACTGACGACTCCGGCAACTGGCAGACTATAGACACGGTGTGAGGCAAAAATGGCCCTTGTATTAGCAGATCGCGTAAGAGAAAACACGACAACCGCAGGCACGGGCAATATCGCGCTGGGTGGTGCGGTGACCGGCTTCCAAGCATTTAGTGATGTGATGGCTATCGGGGACACCACCTACTACACCATTGCAGGTCAGGGCACTAACGAGTGGGAAGTGGGAATTGGTACGCTTACTGGTACCAGCGTGTTGGTTCGCACCACTGTCTTTGACTCTTCAAACAACGGCAGCTTAGTCAACTTTGCTGCGGGTACTAAAGACGTATTCATTACTTACCCCGCAATACAAGCGGTGCCGAAGTCTTTCTTGGATGGCGGATATGAAACGCTGACAACCACGGTTGGCACCAACTCCTACGCCAAGGGGTCGTGGGTTTGGTCGCCTGATTTTTCTGGAACTCTATCTGAGTTTACGGGGTTTACGTTTTCTCCTGATGGGTTGAACCTGTATGGTGTAGACGCTGTTGATCCAGCTAATGACGTTAATCGCTTTACATTAACGCGGCCATACGACGTAACCACAATGTCTTATGTGTCTACATTTGCGTTAGGAATCCCAGAGCCTACAGGCATTACGTTTAAGCCCGACGGCACACGCATGTTTGTGGGCGACAATCAGTACTACTCTGGTGGAACTAGACGGGTTGCTCAATATAATCTATCTACAGCGTGGGACATTACAACGGCGGGTGCCCCAGTATTTTTAAATGTTACGCCGCAAGCTGGAAACGTTCACTGTAACTTACAGTTCTCTTCAGACGGCTTATTGTTTTTTGTTACCTCGTATTACGACGTTCTTACCTACACCCTTACCACACCATACGATATCTCTGCGGGGGTCACCTATACCCGTAATCTTCCTTACAACAGACTACTTGGCTCATGTTTTAGTTCAGACGGGCTAAAGCTTTTTTTCATGGGTGATAATCCAACGGGCCTTGTACGACGTGCTTCGTTATCTGTTGCATGGAACACCAGCACTGCGGGGGCAATCGATCAAGAGGTGTACTTAAACGACAATAATCGGTTTCCTCAAACATTTGGTTCGCCTCGATATACTATAACCCTAAATGAAGCAGTTACTGGCGTTCCGGTAAATACGCGTCTTTATTCTACTTTACCAAGCGGGGGGGATCGAATCGTTCAGTTTGAGTTAGATTCCGCCGCTAGTTTAACTAATGCAGCTTACCCAGTTTACGACCTGTCTCGCGCAACTAGCCGACAGGTCAACCTAAACGCAGGCGTTTACAACAACTATGTAGCTAGACTCGGCACGCCGCCTTACGATTTTCAGGGGATGACGAAGTTGGTGCGTTCTGCAACGGCGTTGCGTGTCGTGCAAAACACTAACTTTATTAGAACCATTAACAACACTACGTTGACCACAACTATTGGCGACATATTTGAGATTACCCACGAAGGATCGGGTGTCTGGAATATGATCTCTTTAGACAACGCCTTACTTCAAAACTTCTATGGGCTGGTAAACGGATCAAACGGTCTGGTTACTTACATCGGCCCTAACAGCTTGGTTCCTAGATCAATCGTGCCGGGTGACATTGGCATTGGTATTGCAAACCAAGACGGCGGTGGCGGTAACCCTACTATCTATAACGACGGTATCTGGTACGTTAACAGCCGCAATCGAACCACCAAGATGTACACATGGTGGCATCCACAGTACTGGAATAGGTACGGGGAAAACGGCACTACGCCGTGGGTTAACTCGGGCGCTACAGACAACGGTACCCTGTACATTAACCAGATGGGTGGCGGCTTTAATGGCACCGACACGCCGGATAACTTCT